ATGGTTAATCCAAAGGGCGTCAATGTAATGGCAACCCGTGCAAAACGGGTTGCCCAAAAATCAAAAAAGAAAATGGTACAGATAGGCAAAGGCCTTCGGGGCTTTGTCATGTTTGTGCTGACACAGCTGATAATGGGGCGTAAACTCTCGCCAACCGTCAAAAAGCTGTGGAGAAATACCGACAAAAACAATCTGATCACGGTTTTGAACAAAATCAAGAAGGTCGTCACCAACCTTTTGAGAGGAGTCTCAGGGAGAAAGAAGAGGAGATCTTCTTCAGGCAGCTTGACAATGGTGTTCATGTTTATCTCCACGGCACTTGGGGCATCCATCTTCAGACAAGGGAGTTTTACTATCTTGAACGTAACAAAGGAAGATACCCATAAAGCCCTGGCAATAAGAGATGGAAACTGCACCATGGTGGCCACGGACGTGGGAACGTGGTGTGATGACAACATTGAGTACGACTGCCCAAATCTACAGGGAAATGAGGAACCAGATGACCTTGACTGCTGGTGTTATGATGTGCCAAACATGAGGGTAACTTATGGAAAGTGCAGGCATGATGGCAGTCACAAGAGGTCCAGGAGGGCGGTTGTTATCACAGCACATCTTGATCAGGGTCTCACTACTAAGAAGGAGGTTTGGTTAGGCTCCAGCCATTTTGAGCAGCAAGTTCAAAAGATTGAGCGGTGGATAATACGCAATCCCACCTACGCGATTGCAGCTATTGTCATGGCATGGTATATAGGCAACTCGACAAAACAAAGAGTAGTTTTGCTCATGTTGACCTTGGCACTAGGACCAGCATACGCCACACATTGTGTTGGCATACCAAAGAGGGACTTTGTCCAAGGAACACAAGGCACAACATGGGTCAACGTGGTGATGGAACAAGGAGGTTGTGTCACAGTCATGGCCGATGGGAAACCAAGCGTGGACACATGGATGGAAGGCATAAAATTCACGGCTCCTACGTTGGTGAAGCGGATCTCGCACACAGCCACTATCAGTGACACCAAGATAGCAACAGCATGTCCATCTATGGGCGAGGCTAAGCTAGATGAAGAACACAACAAGGAGTTTGAATGCAAGAGAACGTTCTCTGATAGAGGATGGGGCAATGGTTGCGGACTATTTGGTAAAGGAAGTCTCGTAGCCTGTGCCAAATTCAAGTCAACAGGTCACATGGACGTCTATGAGATGGACATGACCAAAGTTGAGTACACTATCAAGGTGCAGGTCCACTCAGGTGCGAAAGCAGATGATTCAACCGGGGTAAAGTCTTTGACTTTTACACCCATCTCAGGAACTCAAACTGTTGAGTTCACAGGATACGGAACACTGGGAATGGAATGTTCGGTTCAATCCAATGTGGACTTTACAACGCATTTCCTGGTAGTCATCGGAAATGACTCCTGGTTGGTGCACAAAGCGTGGGTGGAGGACATAACTCTTCCGTGGATGCACGAAGGAGCAGGAGCATGGAGAGACAAACGCTACATGGTGGAGTTTGGAGAGCCTCATGCCACAACCATCAAAGTACTCGCTCTGGGTCCTCAGGAGGGAGCTCTGCGCACAGCTTTGGCGGGGGCCATGATGGTCACACACGAGAGCTCAGGAAAAACATTCACTTTGCACGGAGGACATGTGACATGCAAAGCTAAATTAACAGGGTTGGTGTTAAAAGGAACAACCTACACTAATTGCCGAGGTGGATTGTCATTCACAAAGACCCCCACAGATACAGGACATGGCACTGTGGTTATGCAGGTCAAGGTTACTAGAGGAGCACCATGCAGGCTCACAGCTATAGCGGCAGACGACGCTTCTGGACATGTCAACCGGGGCTCCTTGGTCACAAGCAACCCCATTGCCAACGCCAATAATGATGAAGTGCTCATAGAAATCAACCCTCCTTATGGCCTTAGCTATCTCATAGTGGGAACTGGGGATGACAAGCTAGTGTATCAATGGAAGAAGTCAGGAAGCTCAATAGGAACATTGTTCTCTGAAACTGTTAAGGGAGCTCAAAGAATGGCCATAGTTGGTAGATCTTCATGGGACTTCAGCTCAGCAGGTGGGTTTTTCTCATCCGTTGGGAAGGCTTTCCATACAGTTTTTGGAAGTGCATTTCATGGCATTTTTGGAGGTCTGAGTTGGATCACTCGTATCTTGATTGGGGTGCTACTCATATGGCTAGGGGTGAACTCAAGAAACGGAATGGCCACAACAGTGATGATGCTTCTCGGCATCGTCATCCTTTTCTTGTCTCTCGGTGTCGGGGCCGACATGGGCTGTAGCATGAGCTGGAAGCAGAAGGAACTAAAATGTGGAAATGGTATTTTCCTATACAATGATGTGGATGATTGGCTCCACAAATATAGATTTCACCCAGAAGACCCCAAGAAGACCGCACATCTGATATACACTGCATGGAAAAAGGGGGCTTGTGGGCTGTCGTCTACTAGCGAGTTGGAGCACATTATGTGGACTAAAACTAGAGATGAAATCAATGCGATCTTGGAAGAAAATGAACTCGATCTTCAGGTGGTAGTCCATGATAACAGGAGTGTTTACTCTGCAGGATCAAAAAGGTTTCCTAGAGTCGAGACTGAACTCTCATATGGGTGGAAAACTTGGGGGAAAAATTTTGTTTTGAGTGCTAGTACATCTAACAATTCATTCCATGTGGATGGCAGTTTAAGCTTGTGCCCAAGCTCAAAAAGAGTGTGGAATTCATTGGAGATTGAAGACTTCGGGTTCGGTGTCTTCCATACTAATGTTTACCTTAGACAAAGGGCAGACCGCTCAAGGGAGTGTGACACATCCCTAATGGGTGCTGCTATAAAAGGTGATGTAGCTGCCCACGGGGATCCAGAGTTGTGGATGCAAAGCCATGAAGTTAACGGAACTTGGGAGATTGATACCATAGACCTTCTATCCTACAGAGAGTGTCAATGGCCTGCTACTCACACCATCCATGGAACCTCTGTTGTCGAAAGTGACCTGTTCATGCCCAAAACGTTGGGAGGACCCGTTAGTCACCTTAACCATTATCTGGGTTACAAATCACAAGTACACGGAGCCTGGGCATATGGGAAAACAACGGTTTCAAGAAAGGAATGCCCTGGAACCACAGTGAAAATTGACCAAAGCTGTCCCGACAGAGGTCCTTCCATAAAGAGTGAAACCCTAGAGGGCAAAACCATTCCAGAGTGGTGCTGCAGAGGGTGCACACTGCCCCCAGTGAGCTTCCAAACCAGTGAAGGCTGCTGGTACTCAATGGAGATTCGCCCCATGCACACGGCTGAAAACCACCTTATTCGATCTTGGGTGGCAGCTGGGGACACTTATCCAGCATGGAGTGTAGGATTGGTAGCCTGCTTTCTGTTTGTAGACATATTAGCCAAGAATAGACCCACAACAAAGTCAATCTTCGTGGGCTCTATCGTGCTACTGACCCTGATGATCTTGGGGGAATTCACATACCTGGACTTGATAAGGTTCGTGATTGTGGTTGGGCAACATTTCATAGAAAGGGAAACTGGAGGTGATGTGGCATACATGGCAATAGTGGCAGCTGCCCATCTCCGTCCTGGACTCTTGGGCTTGTATGCATTGAAACAGTCTTGGAGCCCCAAGCAACGCCTCATTCTGACCATAGGATGTGCCATCCTTCAGCCAATATTAACACGGCATGCATTGCCGTCCATTTTGGAGTGGGCTGACAGTCTTGGTCTAGTCATGCTGGTGATCCAAGGGATGGTGAAAAGTAGAGAAAAAAGCTGGGCCCTTTTGTTGCTGGCTCTGTGCTCACCAGTAGCCATGCCAGTCATACAGAAATCATCAATGATCTTGGGCATATGCGGGTTGATTCTCAGCATCAGCCAGCATGGCAGTTCCACACTTCGCAAAAGATCCCCATTCCTGATTGCAGCTGTCACGCATGCATGCGGTCTCACGCGATCGTATCTCAGTATCATCAGCATTCTGCTACTCACACGAACGGGCAAAAGAAGCTGGCCAATTGGAGAATGTTTGGCAGCCATTGGAATACTGGGTGCTGCAATTGGCACCTGGAGTGATGGCAATGAGAACCTAGTGGGGCCTTTAGTGATTCTAGGTCTTATTTTGGTCGTCTACACAATGTGCGCTCAAGGTGATGGACTTAGGCTGGAGAAGGCAGCAAGCGCAAGTTGGTGTGATGAGGCTGAAGTGAGTGGTGAGGCCAAGAGGTTTGATGTGACACTAAATGACTCAGGAGAATTTAGATTGCTGAATGAACCCCCCGTTTCATGGATGAATGTGGGATTTCTGGTGGCCGCCATCACTGCCTCATCAGTGCATCCTGGAGCTCTGATTGTGGTTTTGGCCTCATGGTCATACTGGAAGTCTCCAAAGAGAGGAGGAGTGCTATGGGATATTCCCATTGCGCCCAAAGTGGAGCACTGTGACAACCTGGGAGACGGAGTTTACAGGGTCATGCAGACAGGTCTTTTCGGAAGCTCCCAGGTTGGAGTGGGGGTGGCCAAAAGTGGTGTTTTCCATACAATGTGGCATGTGACAAAGGGTGCTTTTCTCCTGGTGGGCGACAAAAGACTTATTCCTTCTTGGGGTTCAGTCCGAAAGGATTTGATCTGTTATGGAGGAAGTTGGAAATTGGAAGGCACATGGGATGGAAACGATGAAGTACAATTAATAGCAGTGCCACCAGGTAAAGAACCCTTGAATGTGCAAACAAAACCAGGAGTGTTTAGAATGCAGAATGGTGAGGAGATTGGAGCCGTTGTTCTTGACTATCCAGCTGGAACATCTGGGTCCCCTATAATTAATAGACAAGGGGAAGTGGTTGGCCTCTATGGTAATGGTGTAGTTCTGGACAACGGGGCCTATGCCTCCGCTATTTCTCAAACTGCTGTCCAAGAATCTGATCATGTCGACACACCAGATATAGATCACATGCTCAAGAAAGGCAGCTTTTCCATGTTGGACTATCACCCAGGAGCAGGAAAAACGAGAAAGCATCTTCCCAACATTCTACGCCAATGTGTAGCTAAGCGGCTTAGGACACTAGTGTTAGCACCAACTCGAGTTGTGTTGTCAGAGATGAAAGAGGCCTTTGGAAACATACCAGCACGGTTTCACACACAGGCATTCCAAGCTCAATTCACAGGGAGAGAAATAGTGGACGTCATGTGCCACGCAACACTAGTCCATAGGCTGTTAGAAGGGACCCGAACAGGCAACTGGGAGGTCATCATCATGGATGAAGCTCATTTTTTAGACCCCACAAGCATAGCCGCAAGAGGGTGGGCATACCACAAATCAAAACTTAGAGACAGTGCAGTCATTTTTATGACTGCGACCCCACCAGGGACCACCAATGAATTTCCTGAGTCCAACGCAGACATTGAGGACGTGCGGAAGGATATTCCTAGTGAACCCTGGAGTAAGGGACATGACTGGATCTTGGAGGACGCTAGACCCACAGTGTGGTTTCTGCCTAGCATAAAATCAGCTAACTTGGTAGCAGCTTGCTTGAGGAGAGCAGGAAAGAATGTCATAGTTTTGAACAGGAGCACTTACGAGCAAGTGTACCCCACAATAAAATTAAAACGGCCTGACTTCATCCTGGCCACTGATATAGCTGAGATGGGTGCTAATCTGCCTGTAGAGAGAGTCATAGACTGCCGAACAGCCTTCAAGCCAGTGCTGCACGATGGTAGGGTCACTCTTAAAGGACCATTGCGAATTGCAGCGGCATCAGCGGCCCAAAGGCGAGGGAGAATCGGCCGAGACCCCAACAGGGATGGAGACACCTACGTGTATGCAGAGGACACCACAGAAGAGAATCATGATCTCGTTTGTTGGACAGAAGGAAGCATGCTACTAGACAACATGCAAGTTCCAGGAGGGTTCGTGGCGTCTCTCTACGAAGAAGAGGCTGCAAAGACACAGAAAGTTCCAGGAGAATGCAGGTTGAGAGATGACCAAAGGAAAGTCTTTAGAACACTTATCAGGAGACACGACTTGCCAGTATGGTTATCCTGGCAAGTTGCAAAGTCCGGAATCCAAGCTGAGGACAGAAGGTGGTGCTTCGATGGACCACTAGACAATGTTATCCTAGGTGATAATGGGGAAGCAATCATGGCTAGAAGCCCAGGGGGGGCAAGGAAAGAACTGAAGCCCCGCTGGTCAGACTCTCGAGTGTGTAACGACAACACCAGCCTAATGAGCTTCGTGGCTTTCGCAGAAGGTAGACGCTCAGCACTAGGACAGGTTCTGTGGGAGCTCCCTGTGCAAATGGTAACAAAATTTACCCAGTCTATCGACACCGTTTCAATACTGCTCAGTGCTGAAGAGGGGACTCGAGCTCACAAAGCTGCCCTGCGAGATGCTCCGGAAGCTTTCGTCATGATAGCTCTAACCACAATGTTGACCTGTTGCTCAGCTGGACTTCTGTTTATGCTGATGCGGCCCAAGGCGACAAACAAGATGTCGATGGCCATGCTAACCATGGCTGTTGCTGGTTACCTCTTAAACTTAGGAGGGATGACTCACACCCAAGTAGGATGTATTCTGCTGATATTCTTTTTGATCATGGTGGTGATCATTCCTGAGTCTGGAACCCAAAGGACCATAAATGACAACAGGCTAGTGTACGTCCTCATTTCTGTGGGCCTTCTTGTGGGAGCAGTGGCATGCAATGAAATGGGATGGTTGGAAGAAACGAAAAAAGACATTTTTGGAACACCCTCACAATCAGATTCACCAACAGGATTCCATGTTGATTGGAGTATAATGGATTTCAGACCTGGAGCAGCCTGGAGCCTTTATGTAGGAGTGATGACTTTCCTCTCACCTATTCTCATCCATTGGACGAAAAATGAATATGGGAACGCCTCCCTTTCTGGAATAACTCCGACGGCAAGCATCCTGACAGCTCTGAATCAAGGTGTGCCTTTCATGAAATTCAACATGTCAGTGATAGTGCTTATTGTGTCAGTGTGGAACAACTTCACAGCGTCCAGCATGGTGGCAGCCATGCTCATGGTGGTGATGCATGCCATGATTGTCATACCAGGCGTGCGGGCACAATGCCTTAGGGAGGCACAAATCAGAGTGTATCATGGAGTGGCAAAAAACCCGGTAGTGGATGGCAATCCCACCGTGGACTTAGACAAGGAAATGCCAATGCCTGACCTGTATGAAAAGAAGCTTGCCTTAGTCTTGCTTGGTTCTGCAGCTTTGTTGAACACACTCGTAGCACGGTCCACCATGGCCACTGCTGAGTTGCTGGTCTTAGGGAGTGCGTCTATCGGTCCCTTGATCGAAGGCAACACCAGCATGGTGTGGAATGGACCACTTGCCGTTGCAGTCACTGGAGTGATGAGAGGAAACTACCAAGCTCTGATCGGTGTGTGTTATAACATCTGGCTTCTAAAGTCTACCAAAAGAGGAGGAGGCCACGGCATGACAATGGGGGAAGTGTGGAAAAGGCAACTCAACCTACTGTCCAAAAAAGAATTTGAGGAATACAAAATCAGTGACATCATGGAGGTTGATAGAAGGCATGCGCGAGATGAGTTAGCATCAGGAAACACCGCCACAGGTGTAGCTGTGTCCAGAGGAACATCCAAGCTCAACTGGCTTGCTGAACGAGGGTATGTCAGGCCCCATGGAAGAGTGATAGACCTTGGATGTGGAAGAGGAGGATGGAGCTATTTCTGTGCAGCCCAAAAACAGGTCAGTAGTGTGAAAGGGTATACTCTGGGAAAGGAAGGACATGAGAAACCCATGGTGATTCAAAGCCTGGGATGGAACTTGATCAAGTTCAAAGACAGAGTAGATGTGACTCGCCTAGAAGTTGAACCTAGTGACACGCTACTATGTGACATTGGAGAGTCTAGCTCAAACCCCGAGATTGAGAAGGAGCGAACGCTCAAGGTCATTGACCTGGTTGACAAGTGGATCACACCCACAACAGAAAGCTTCTGCTTCAAAGTGTTAGCCCCTTACAAGTCTGATGTCATCGAGAGGCTTGAACGGTTTCAACTCAAACACGGGGGGGGCGTTGTGAGGAACCCATATTCCAGGAACTCAAGCCATGAGATGTATTTTGTGTCAGGGATCAGAAACAACATCTTGCACATGGTCAGCATAACCTCACGACTGCTGCTACGGAGAATGGCCCGACCTAGCGGAAAATCACACACCACGGAGGACGTGATGTTCCCCACTGGAACTCGCTCTGTGTGTAGTGAGGCTGGGCCCTTGGACCAAGAGAAGGTCGATGACCGTATAAACAGGATTAAGCAAGAGCAAGATTCATGGTTTGTTGATAAGGACCATCCATATAGAACTTGGCATTATCATGGATCATATGTGTGTAAACAAAGTGGTACAGCAGCATCCATGCTTAATGGGGTGATAAAAATCCTAACTGGTCCATGGGATAGGATTGAGAATGTCACCACAATGGCCATGACAGACACAACTCCATTTGGTCAGCAACGCGTGTTCAAAGAGAAGGTTGACACACGAGCTCCTGAACCCCCAGCTGGAACTAGAGCCATAATGCGGCTTGTCAATGCTTGGTTGTTCGACCATCTGAGCCGGGAGAAAAAACCCCGGTTGTGTACTAAAGAGGAGTTCATAGATAAAGTTAGGTCACATGCGGCCATAGGTGAAATCCTAGAGGAACAGGAAGGATGGAAAACAGCTGCTGAGGCTGTGAAAGATCCTAGATTTTGGAGCCTGGTAGACAAAGAAAGGCAATGCCATCTGGAAGGAAAATGCAGAACATGTATCTACAACATGATGGGGAAAAGAGAGAAGAAACCCTCAGAGTTTGGGAAAGCAAAAGGAAGCCGGGCTATCTGGTACATGTGGCTAGGAGCCCGGTTTCTGGAATTTGAGGCCCTCGGATTTCTGAACGAGGACCATTGGATGAGCAGAAAGAACTCTGGATCAGGAGTCGAGGGTCTTGGACTGCAATACCTAGGTTATGTCGTCCGAGAAGTCGCAGAGCAAGGCAATGGACTGATCTATGCAGATGACACAGCAGGCTGGGACACTAGAATCACAGAGGCTGATCTGGATGACGAGCAGTACCTGTTGAGAGGGATGGACCCATACCAGAGACAGCTAGCTTGGGCTATAATGGAGCTCACTTACAAACATAAGGTGGTGAAAGTTCCAAGACCAGGAATTGGGGGGAAGGTGTTCATGGATGTGATCAGTCGTCAAGACCAGAGAGGTTCAGGACAGGTTGTGACTTACGCCTTGAACACGGCCACAAATATGAAAGTCCAACTGATTAGGCTAGCTGAGAGTGAACATGTTATCACTAGAAATGATGTGAATAGTGTCTCTCCACGAACCCTAAAGGAGCTAGAAGAATGGCTGAACAACGAGGGTGTCAACAGGTTGAAAAGAATGGCTGTCAGTGGAGATGACTGCATAGTGGCTCCAATAGATGAGAGCTATGGTAGTGCACTTCACCACCTAAACGCCATGGCAAAGACACGGAAAGATGTGACAGAGTGGGAAGAGAGTAAAGGTTGGAGGGACTGGGAACAAGTTCCTTTCTGCTCCCACCACTTTCATGAAGTACAGTTAAAAGATGGCAGGACACTAATTGTGCCGTGCAGAGACCAGGATGAGCTCATAGGAAGAGCCCGCATCTCCCCCGGAAATGGTTGGATGATCAAGGAAACAGCGGCTCTTAGCAAGTCCTATGCCCAAATGTGGGCTTTAATGTACTTCCATAAAAGAGATCTGAGACTGCTCTCCAATGCGGTATGCTCAGCAGTACCCGTGAACTGGACTCCCACCGGCAGAACAACCTGGTCTATCCATGCTAAAGGAGAGTGGATGACCACCCAAGACATGCTTGAGGTGTGGAACAGAGTGTGGATAGAAAACAATCCCTATGTTCAGGACAAGACATATGTCATGGAATGGAGAGACGTTCCGTACCTCCGCAAGAGTATGGACATCATGTGTGGTTCTTTAATAGGAACATCTATTAGGGCATCATGGGCAGGTACAATTAGAACCACCGTCCACAAGGTTCAACAACTCATTGGAAGGGAGACATACGTGGATTACCTAAGCTCGATGGACAGGTTCACCACACAATTGGAAGAGTATGGACACTTAATCTAG